TTGTATCTTACGTTACCAGTATCGAAGTCGCCTTCCATTGCAGTTGTTAATGGAGCTCTTGTGAACATTTTCATACCGTTTGGTACGTCTGTAATGATGTAAAACGCATCTGTGTCTGTTAGGTAGTTGTTCACTCTATAACCTTGAGGAACCATACCCATAGATACGATTGCGTTGATATCATTGTCAGCTGTTCCAGTTCTGCCTTGAGTCTTCATCAGTCTCTCAGCTGTAAACTGAAGCTCAGAAGGAATAATCATTTTTACTCCTCTTGCTGCAATTTTAAGACCTCTCTCATCCGTCATTTTACCAATGTCAATCATTGATTGTTCTAACGAAGTTTCGTTAAGGTCTGCCGCTACAGTAAGGGTATTTTTAAAAGTACCCGCTAATGTAGGGTGCGCTGTACTAAATAAGCTTACACCGTCGCCCGATTGGAATGAACCACTTGGTAGTCCATTAATAAGCGGATCAACAGCTTTTACTTGTTTAGCGTTACTCATCGATCTTGCTAATGCTTTCGTGTATCTAGCAGCAAGTCTATCGTAGAGGTTATCTTCGATAGCTTCTTCTGTGATTGCGAACGCAAGAGCTACTGTCTCGTGTGAGTATCTAGCTGTGAAAGTTTCTTGTGCATCATCGAATGATACTCCAGCACCTTCACCTTTTACTTGTGCGTTTCCGAAACCAGATAACATTACTTCTTCTTCAAAAGCTCTGTCACTGTTCTCGTTGGTATAAATTTCAGCATGCTGATTTTCATACCTTTTGTATTCCAGGCCGAACAGAGCGTTCAATCCTGGCTCTAGTTCTTTGACTAGTTGACTACGTGATATTGCCATAATTTATTCTCCTATTGACCTATTTTAAATACAAGTTAGCAGACGAGTTGAATGCTACAACGACGTTTGCACCGGCAGCTGTTAGATCTTCGTTCTCTGGATCTTCTGCAGATCTTACTACTCTGAACATGTGATCTTCAGCTAAGGCACCTACGTCTAATGTAATAGTCGACTGTCCATTTTTAGCATCTGTAGCAGCAAAGTCATTTACGTTTCCGCACTGACCTTTTATAGCTTGTGTTACTGCTGCATCTGCTTTGATAATGTACTCTTGGTGTGGATCGTCATTAACGAAACCAATACCATTTGTACTGTTAGTGTTTGGGTTTGTTCCAAAACGCGTTGCTGCTGCAACTGAGTTTGCGAACGTTGGTTTGCTTGTAGTGTTATCTATAAAGAAAGCACCATTAAACACTCCAACTAATAACGCTTCTGTACCAGACGCGAAATCAATTCCGCCTCCGCCACCATCATCAGTTGTAGAGAAACTTGCGTCTTGAAGAAATCCTTGATCTCCAGAAGAGTCTTCTAAAGATACTGGGTTTCCTTTGAACAGACCTACACCAGTGTTATCTTTGATGTCGTACTTTGACTGACCAGAGATAGCAGGCGTGTTGCCTAATCTCATAGCAGCTTTAAGTCCGAAACCAGTTGTACTAGCATTTGCCATAGTTGTTTCTCCTTATGTATTTGTTCTTCAACGAACAAATACGGTTTATATTTAATCGATGATAGGGATTAACCCACGAAATAATATTATTTCTTTGTACCACCGAAGGTTACACGAGATTGTCTATCTACATTGATAGGCATTCTCTTATCCTGCTCCTTCATAAGATCGTTCTCTACGGCTTCGTTTCGGTCCACATGTCTATTGAGCATGTATTCCTGTCTCTGCTTCGCGATCTCGATCGGTACCTTCGCAAGTAGAAGGCCGCCAACCCCAATAACCCCCTTGTATTTTCCTTCTTCAAGGACTGGATAATCAGATGAGTTTTCAACTTCTTCAGCTCTTACTAGTTCGTAACCTTCTCTAAGTCGAGACGTTACGTTCTTAGTGTCTTGAAAGCCTACAACTTCAGCTCTTATCCATCTTCTTTTTCCATATTACGCTCCTCCCGTGTTTTTTAATTGTTTTGCGTACTCTTCGAGTGGCACACCTAATTTTTTAGCGATTGCTACCTGTGAAGATGTGAGTTTCACAGTTTTGCGACCTGGTTTTACGCTTCTTTTTGCTGAAGCCACCGTCTGAACGGGTTCGGTCGTTTGTTTAGTTTCTGTTTTAGCAAATTTATGCGGAAAGTCAACACGGATTCTTTTATCCACTTCTGCATAATATTCATCAGAATTAGGGTCAAAACCTTCTTTGTCCACTAAATCCTTATGAATTTCGAACGCTGTATATGTCATAGCTCTATCTTGTCCAAACCATGAGTTCTTTGCAGCCCAAGATTCAGCTTTAGGATCACTTGGTTCTGGCATCTGAGTTCTAGGCTGTTGTGGAGCTACCACATCTGCAGGTTTCGAAACCTCTGTTTCTCTAGCAGATTTACTTTGCTCTAGTTTAGCGTTTTCAAATGCAAGTGTAGCGATTCTTTTGTTAGCTGCAACTTGTGCTTCAGCATCACCAGCAGTTATAGCTGCAGCAAGTTCTTTTTGTGCTGCTTCTAAACCAGTTGCGATACTTGTTTCAAACTTTTTAATATAGTCAGCATCAGTTTTTTCAAAACGTTTTTCCATTGCTTGACGTTTCTCTTCAACTGATTTTGCATATTCAGTGGCTGCATCTCTTTGCCTCTCAGCTTCACGCATTTTACGTGTAAGTTTTGCAATCCTAGCCTGAACACCTTTACTATATTCTTCAAGTTTGTCGTCTTCTTGTTTTGGTTCTTCTTTTACTGTTTCTTGTTCCGTGGTCCTTGTTTCTTCTTTCGGAGCTTCTGTTTCTTGTTTCGGCGCTTCGGTTTCTACAACCGACTCGTCTTTCTGTTCTTCTAGATTAATCTCAGCGCCTTCGCCGGATGTATCTAGCTCTACCATTTTATCTTCTTTTGGCATAGTTCCTCCTATGATTAAAATTCATGCAAGATATCCTCTGGATTCTTGATGGTTGCTAAAACTTCGTCATCGTTTAGCAGACGTATCTCTCCTCCCTCTATTTTTATCCTGGACCCAGCATAACGGGCGAACATCACCCATTCCCCTTCCTTGCACCAAGGACCATCGGGATATCTATCCTTATCCTTGTAACAATCTGGACCCATTCTCAAAACTAAACCACATTGTGATCCAACTTGTTGTCTCTCTAAGGTTGACTCGGCAAGATGTAATCCGCCTTTTGTTTTCTCTTTCATTTTGAAAGGTAAAACTAGCAACCTCCAACCAGTTGGTTGTGGTAGTTTTTCAGAATCTTTTGAAATTTCTTTTGTTTTTTTGACTCCTACCAATTCTTTATTCGGTAGATGTATCTTTGATGTTGATGACTGTTCCATTTTGCTCCTTATCTTCTAGCAGGTTAGAGAGTTCCTGTTTAGTGGCCTCAAGGGCCGTTATCTGTCCTATTATATAGTTATATTTTGTCATACTGTCAATACCTCCAGACGTTACAGCTACTGACAATTCGTCTATTCTTGTGTTTAAGTGTCTTATTAGTCTTGTTATTACTGATTCTAAGTTCATCTTTCTCCTAACTTTTTCTTAAATTTATGCACACGTTTGCGTGCATTTCTTTCCATTTTTTTATCTTTCTTCTTCAAAGCTGTGCCCACGTCCCTTCTTGCAGACATCAAACCTTTAACTAGTTTTTTCTTATATGGTCCTTCTTTCAAGTCGGACACTCTATAAGTTCTACCGTTAAACTTTCTTGTTTTTTCTGATCGCATCTTTTCCTTTCTTAAATATGCTAGCCACCTGGCTCTTACCCATAACTTTCGCTCTTTGCTCCCCAACTGTGAGAATTTGTATTTTTCTCGCAAATGGTTTGCTGATTCGTTTGACCTTTGCC